ATTGCACAACATACGCATTGGGGCCATAGGCTCTATGCGGATGCACATCATAAAGATAGTGAATATCATTACTTTATGAAGTCCCTCTGGAGGCGCGTTACGCACTTCCTAGCAGGGAAACCCGATCCTAACTGGAGTGCCAGAAGGAAGGAGAGATTCTGGGGCGCAGATCAGTCGACTCGCTCACAGAAAAGCCGTAGCTTAAGATTATTAGAAATGCTTAAGACGGTTGACGGGATATTTTTCCAAAGATATTTGGCATACCCCGAAGAAATGTGGACATGGGAAAGATTCGACTTGTTCACATTATGGAATCTCAACACCCTAATAGGGGATGAATTCCTTGATGGTCAAACAGAAGAATGCTGTTTGGACATCGTGACTAACTATGCTCTTATTAAGAAGCATAGAAAGTGTCTTAAGAAACATTTTCATGAAAATGGTTCTAAGAAAGAACTCGACGCGATTCTAAAAGATATCCCGGATGAGTTACGTGTGTTTTCTTCCCTTGCGGTAAGAATTCAACACGATGATACAAGCCGTAAGCCTATGCTTATCGGTTTGATATCCCAAACAAGAGGTGCAGGAACGCCCCCACCACTTGTTTTACTCCAGTCGAAAAGAAAGTTTCTTTTAACCGTCTCTGGAGAACCGGAAGTTGTCTCTGCAACGTCAGAACAGCTAATCCGGGTAGCACTTGAGGAAATCATTAGTGATTTACCCCAAGAAGCATTCACTGGCCTCTCTACTAAAGGTAGGGTGACCGTGACACACGCCGCTGCATGGGAAAATACCCGTGCAGAAGGTGGAACGACAGACGTTATTAACCAGATAGTTAATAACGCGCGTATTGGCCAAGAAGTTCCAGTTCGGAATCTTGAAACCAATGTAGTTGAGTCCTACCAGAAGCTGGGGGAACTTAACTTAGGCGAGTATATATTTTGGGCATGTTTTGACCAAATACTACGCTATAAACTGGATGAACTCAATTATGCGTTCATAACAGTTGTAAAGGAACCTGGTAAGGCAAGAGCCGTTACCAAGGGCCGTACTTGTTTAAAAATCATATTAGATTTTGTAAACAAGATATGCTCATACCCACTTAAGAAGGGGATAGAGAGCAGTAGTTCCGGCATGGGTGCATCGCATCATGGATGGAACTTTTTCACCTCGTTCTCAGATAAGGACAAGGATGAAATACTCTTCAGTGTTGAAAATAGAACATCTGAAGAGTTTGTAAGCGAAGTGGAAATCACAGATACTTACAAAGACTGCTTCATGTCCTCGACGGACTATGAAGAAGCCACCGATTCGATGGATTTTAAAATCGCATCGTGGATCGGAGAAGCCTGGATGCGCAAATGTGGCATACCAAGGGTTCTACGCCTGGTTGTACAACAAACTTGTTACAAACCACGGCGGATATACTTCCATGGAGTAGGATGTCTCTCCAGGATAGGTATAGGCGACGAACTAGATGCAACATCTAGGTACGTCGTCACTCGTAAAGGGGTCCTCATGGGGGATCCACTTACGAAAGTCGTATTACATATATTGAATATAATAGTACGACGCTTAGGAGAAGGGATCCTTGATCCAATCTTCCTAGCTAAATGCTTTACTAATTCAAATGAGATTAGTGGAGCAGTTAAAGAAGCATTAAGCAAGAGCAAAAATGCTATCTTTTGACGTCTTTCATTAGCAATGCCAATGCCAGACGCCGACACTCTCGCAGATCGCACTGATCGGAGAATGTCAACATTTTCGGACTCTTTGAGTCTTACTTATG